TGCAGTCTAACCCAGAGATACATGGACCAATGGGCATATACGAGGCTTACAAAAGAATGTATGCAGCTTTAGGCGTTGATAATGTAGATAATCTTTTACAACCACCGCCAGACATGACACCTAAACCTATAGACGCTGGTTTAGAAAATAGCAGTTTATTAATGGGACAACCGGCTCAAGCTTTTGAAGGACAGAACCATGAAGCGCATTTGGCAACACACAAAAGTTTATTTTTAACGCAAGTGGTTCAAGAAAACCCTCAAATACAATCTATTATTATTAGTCACTGTATGCAACATTTACAGTTCTTATCAGCGCAAGTTGCTGCAGAACAGATACCCGAAGAAGTGCAGATGCAAATTCAACAGGTACAAGCACAGATGCAACAAGTTTCTCCAGCAGAAGCGCAACAAATTTCTACAGAAATACAAATGATATTAGACCAGTACAGCGCTCCTGTTATGGCTCAACTGACTTCTGAATTCTTACAATCCATAGGTCAAGGATCCGGTGGAGATCCTTTGGTTGAGATTAGAAAAGCAGAATTAGATCTGAAAGACAAAGAGCTAGATATTGGATCTCAACAGTTTACTGAAAAACAAAATCAAAGATCTCAAGAGAAATTATTAGATACTGAAATACAACAACAACGCATCAATGTGCAAAAAAACATAGCTGATGATAAACTAAATGTAGCTATAGATAGGTTAAAACAAAATGCTGATCTAAAGCTTATGGAAATACAGACAAAACTGAGGAACTAAGTCATGGCAACATCATTTAAAATCAATGCACAAAAAGCATTAAAAATACAAAAACAGAAAGAAAGATCTGTTGAAAAAATAGAACAGCAAATTGCAGCTGCAGCTAAACAACAGAAAAGCGAAGCCAATGCAAAAAGAATTGCAGAAAAAATGGCCAGGATCGAAAAAGGCGAACCTGTAGCAAAACCTGTTATTGAAACAGTCCCTGAAGTAGCTGAAGAAATTGTTGAAGAGGTTGTTAAGGAAGAAAAAAAGGTCAAGAAAAAAGTTAAGCCTGCAGCCAAAAAAAAACCAACAGGATCAAAGGCTAAAAAGTAATGGATGAGTACGGTTTATTAGATTTTATAAAAAGAAAGGTCCAAGAAAGAGAAAACCAAATATCAGAAACTTTGATGTCTGGTTCGCTAAAAGATATAGAACATTATAAATATTTGCAAGGTGAGCTTTCTGCTTTATACTATATTACAAACGAATTAAAAGACTTTAACAAACAGGCAAAATAAATGGCAGAAATTAGATCTACAAATGACATAGTTGCAGATGCTTATATACCAGAACAAGCTAGGGTTTTAGATCCTACCTTATTAGACGAATCTTTACTTGATCGTATGCCACAGCCTACAGGTTGGCGTATGTTAGTTTTACCTTACGCTGGTAAAGCGCAAACAGAAGGTGGAATTCTTTTAACAAAACAAACAGTTGATCGTGAGGCCTTGGCCACAGTTGTTGCTTATGTGGTAAAACAAGGACCACTATGCTATAACGATAAGGCAAGGTATGGAGAAACCCCCTGGTGTGAGGAAAAACAATGGGTTTTAATAGGGCGCTATTCTGGCTCTAGGTTTAAACTGGAGGACGGTGCAGAAGTTCGCATTATCAATGATGATGAGGTGATAGCCACAATACTCGATCCCGATGACATAGCGAGTTTATAAATGATTGAACAAGAAAACGCACAAGTAGAGCAACCAGAAATAGATGAGGTTGAGGTACAGATAGAAGATCAAGTTGTTGAAGCTGTTGGATCTGATGAAGAATTGCAAGATTATTCAAAATCAGTTTCTAAAAGAATAAACAAAAAAAACCAACAAATCAGAGCAGCAGAAGACAAAGCTGCAAGGTTAGAACAAATGTTGGCTCAAAGAGAAGCTGAATCAGCTAATTTTAGGATGCAGACAAATGCAACCCTAATACAAAAAGAAGAAGAATCTTTGCAAAACAAAGAACTTCAAGCTGATGATTTGTATAAAAAAGCTGTGGCATCTGGAGATGCTGATTTAATGTCTAAAGCAGATACATTAAAAAGTGAGTTAAGCATACAAAAAGAAAAAGTTAGAATGGCTAGAGCTCAATCAGAGCAGCAGACTTTTCACAACCCACAAGTAGTGCCACAAGAAAACTATTCTCAAGCACAACAAGAAGCTCCGCAGCCTACTAGACAGGCCAAAGATTGGCATGAAGAGAACCAATGGTACGGAGACGAAAGCAATCCAGAAAGTGTGCAGGCCACACAATTTGCTTATTTCACACATTACAATTTAATTAACGAGGGGTATGACGCTGATTCAGACGATTACTACTCAGAGCTCAACACTAGAGTTCAAAAAGTTTATCCGGATTTAAAATCTGGGCAAAGTGTCGCAAGAGAGGAGGGCAAACCCGCTGTGCAAAGAGTTGCCTCTGCTTCCGTAGGAAGTCGACAAAAAACACAAGGCAAGAAGAACGGAGTGACTTTCTCTAAATCAGAAGTCGAACGACTCAAAGGATTGAAGCCGCATAATATGTCGGAAGATGTATGGTTGAAATCTGTTGCTAAAGAAAAACTAAAAATTTCCGCAAGGGAGGCAAAATGACGACTGAAAAAGAAAACACACCAAGTAGACAATCTCGTGATTCCGAGACGCACGAAAAAGAAACTCGAAGACAACCATGGAGACCGGTTAGAAAACTAGAAACTCCTCCTGCACCAGAAGGCTATGAATATCGATGGATAAGAGAGTCAATGCTGGGACAGGAAGACAGAGGCAATGTAAGCCGAAGACTTAGAGAAGGTTGGGAACTCGTAAGAGGAACTGATCTACCCCAAGAATTCCAATTACCTACCTATGATTCTGGAAGACATGCCGGTGTCGTTTATAACGAGGGTTTACTTTTGGCAAAAATGCCTATAGAAACTATTAAGGAACGCAACAATTACTATGCTGGTAAAAGTCAGCAGGCAAGAGAGGCATTAGATAATAATGTTTTTCAAGAAGCGAACAAAGATAGTCGATATGTTAAGTATGATGCTGACCGTAAATCTAATGTTACTTTTGGAAAAAAGTAACTAATAACTAATAGGTGAAAAATAATGGCAAATAAAAATGCTGCTTTTGGACTGAAACCTGTTCGTATGATGGGTGGCGCACCTTATTCTGGCGGTCAAAGCCGTTACAGAATTGCAAGTGGAGTTACAACACCTCTTTTTCAAGGGGATCTTGTTACTCAGCTTACAGCTGGTGTACTAGGCCGTCACGCTGCTTCTGGAACCGTTCCGATTATCGGAGTGTTTAATGGTGTTCAATACACTGATCCAACAACAGGCGAACAGGTTTTTAAAAACTCTTATCCCGGTAGCATAGCTGCTGCGGATATTATAGCTAATGTGATTGACGACCAAAATGTCGTTTTCGAAGTACAAGCTGATGACATTTTTCCTGTCACAGACTTGTTCGGAAACTTTGATGTTGTGGAAGGCTCTCCCGTTGGCGACACTAACTCTGGAAGATCTAATGTAGAGCTTAATGTAACGACTGGTGGAACTGCCACCACGCTACCTCTTAAAGCTTTAGATATCTCCCAGGATCCTAATAACTCGGACACAGCGTCCGCCAACACCAATGTTCTTTGTGTGATTCAAAACCACATAATGGCCGTTAAAGGTGCTGGTTTAGCATAAGGTAGGTAAAAAATGGCAATATCAAGAGCTCAACTAGCTAAAGAACTAGAGCCAGGATTAAATAGTCTTTTCGGCTTGTCTTATGACGAGTACAATCGCGAATATGAAGAAATTTTCTCTATTGAAGATTCCTCAAAAGCGTTTGAAGAAGAGGTACTAATCTCTGGATTTGGTTCTGCACCAACAAAGACTGAAGGCCAAGGGGTAGTCTTTGACAATGCTTCAGAAAGCTGGAGTGCAAGGTACACACACGATACTGTGGCCCTAGCATTTGCGCTAACTGAAGAGGCGATTGAAGACAATCTTTACGATAGTCTTTCAAAGAGATATACAAAAGCACTTGCAAGATCTATGGGTAACACCAAAGAGGTCAAAGGAGCTGATATATTAAATAACGCTTTCTCATCCAGTTTTACTGGCGGAGACGGAAAATCTTTAATAGCAACAGATCATCCCCTAGCGGGCGGTGGTACTTCTGCTAATAGAGCTACTTCCATGGCGGATTTAAACGAAACTTCATTGGAAGACGCTTTAATCGATATCTCTAACTTCACAGATGAAAGAGGATTAATTGTCTCTGTTCAAGCTGAAAAAATGATAGTTCCAAGCGAACTTGTTTTTGTAGCTGACAGGATTTTAAATTCTCCTTTAAGATCTGGAACATCAGATAATGATCTTAACGCTATAGCTAACACAGGTGTTTTACCTGGTGGCTATTCAGTTAATCATTATCTAACTGATCCAGATGCTTTCTTCCTTTTAACTTCTGTAACATCACAAGGCGATGGTCTTAAAATGTTCCAAAGAAGTGGAATGGAAACATCAATGGAGCCGGACTTCTCGACTGGTAACATCCGTTACAAAGCTCGTGAAAGATATTCATTTGGTTTCTCTGATTGGAGAGGAATCTATGGATCTCAAGGTGCATAACTAGAACGATTAGAAATACCGTTTATAACTCAAGTATTTCAAATAAAAGGGCAGCTACGGTTGCCCTTTTTTTTATTTAAAATTTAATATACAATCAAAAGACTAGGATATTATTAACTTGTTCTATCGACTGACCTAGCAGACAAGCCAAGACAATAGAACTTATTTCCGGGAGGAAATTATGGCGAATTCAACATTTAGTGGGCCAGTTAGGTCCGAAGGTGGTTTCCAACACCTAGCTACAAACAGCACATCAGGTAATCAAATCAACGATAAAGTTGAAATTACTACTGCTGGTCAACTTGTGGTACATGGAACAAATGCAAACAACACCAACAGAAGTGCTTTAACTTCTGACAGGTATTTTTTAACAGAATGGTTTAAGAAAAGACCAGCAACCAATGCAAACATTGACCAAGCGTATACGGTTGAAGTTGCAAGAGCAGCAAACAGAGACTTTGAGATTCTAGGAACCAACATGACCACTGCTTTGGTTACTTTTGATACCACAAGAGCTGGTTTGACTATCACAACTGCTGGTGCTGACCAAGACCAAGCAATTATTGCTCCACATTTAGATACAGCTTTTACAGCTTGGTCAGGTGTGTTATGGGGTACTGAAAACCAAACAGAATGGGAATGTGCTATTTCAACAAACGCCATTGATAACCAAAAGTTTTGGGCCGGATTAAAACTTACTAACGACCAGTTGGTTGCTACAGATGCAGACCAAGCGTACTTTAAGTTCCAAACCGATGCGACTAACTCAGAAGCGTTTACTGATTTTACTAAATTGCATTTTGTACACTCAGTTGGTGGAACTGATTTTATTTCGCAACTGCCTATAACAGTAACTGCTAATACTACTTACCATTTAAAAGTGGTTATTGACAGTGACAGAAAAGCAACAATCTTTGTTGACGGTACACAGTACGACATTACTACTACAGCTGGCTCAACAGGCGGAACAGCAGTATCTGCTGTAGCCGAAGGTGCAGCAGCAGTTTTATCTGGTGCTCTAACTGACAATGTTGATTTTATTCCTTACATCGGAATAGAAGCTGGAGCCGCTGCGGCAGAAGCACTTGATGTTCATTATGAAGCAATCAACAGAATCATATTTGAATAAGGAGTAACTTATGGCGACTAGACTAACTGGCTCAGATGTCACGGCAGTCTTTATAACTGCTGATACACAAGCCTTAGACGCTGATGGAATATCAGCAGCAGCATCTGTTGGAAATAACGCAGCACTTACTATAGGTGGTGCGTTAGCTGACGGAGGCTCTTGTACTTTTGATGCAGGCAGGATTGTAA